CTGCATACGAGGCCATCACCAGGGCCGAAGAAAAATTTCAAATAGACAAAGACGAGATACCTTATTTTAGAACACTACACTCTTTTGCTTTTAGATTGTTAGGTGCGAAAAAAGAAAGTGTTATGGGTCATGCAGACTACAGGGACTTTGGTTTGAGGTGTGGTATACCTATCAAGAGCGCATGGTACGATGACAATGATGGTGTGTTTAATTCTGACAATGAATATCTAAGAATAATAAACAAGGCCAAAGTTATGGAAAGAAATGTTCTTGACGAATATGATAAAAACCAACACGGTCTGGACATAGAGCGAGATCTATTATATCTTTTAGATCAAGAACTTAGCAGATATAAACAGGAGAAAGGTTTAATAGATTA